GTCAAGGGACCAATAAATCTGCGCTTTTGGGTGCGCGAACCCTTGCCTTTCTTTGCAGGCATGACGGTGGAAAAGAATAAATTCTTTTCAAAGCCCAACCCACCCACCTAACACCAAATTGTACATAAACAAATCGTTTGGTAGTGCGAACTGGTAGTGACGAACATCAGACAACCGTGATACGAACTCGCGAAATCGAACACGTGTTGGCTTATGAACCCACAAAGAAGCATACAAACCATTCAAAATAGCTTGTGTACGCTCTGCACCGTGCATATGCAAATAGGATAATTGCGCAAAGAGCTTATCAAAATTGGGAAGGCCAACGAAACAATCAAACTCGCTGGACCAAGCAATAGTCTTACCGAAGAAAACTTGGCTAATAATTGACTCACTGTCAACAGACAGGTCATAAGTTATGCCAAGCTCAGCTGCATTTTGCTTTAATTCCTCAAATGATATAACATACTCTCCGCGCATGTTGAGATTAAGATCATCGCCGAAAATATCGGTCTGATTGACCAACCACCACTCTGTAAAATCGAAACCGGCCCGAATTACGCTATAAGCGACTACGACCATGGTGACGATACAGTTATCAATTGTAGTGTTCAATGAACCCGAAGGGTTTCCATGCTCCTTAAAATACAAAGAGCCGAAGCCATCAACGAGATGAGCATTGATAATCCCATCATACAAGCGACGAACAACATCAGGATCAGAATGCAACCTGGCTCTGAACTCACACACAATTTGCATGAGGAGCGAACAGATTGAACGATCAAACTTAGCGCCGTCGACGCTCAAAAATTTGTCAAATAGGGAGCGCTTTTTACACCAGGCGGTAAAACCGCCGTACTCAAGCACTTCACCAACCTGAAACAAACCAGCCTCAATGAATGAGCGATTCTGTTCAGTAAAAGCTATCTGACATGCCAATAGAAAATCAATCGGAGCACACTGTATCGTGCGAACTCCGCCCTTGTTGACCTTTGCCACAGGGAGCAATTCTTTCTTTGGAAAAACATACCAAATAGGAACAGCTAGCGACGTACCATCAAGATACATCATTGCATTGTCATGAACGGTTCGAAAATCATAAGCCAAAACATGACCCTTGGTATCGTAAACAGAATTGTACGGAAAACCAAGCGATGACTTCATCTTAAACTCGCTCAGAGCTGCACCAACTGGGCAACAATGGGATAAACAAACTTTCTTGGATAAAATTGAAAAAACCTGAGCACACGCTTTCTGTAAAACAGAGGAATCAAACTTCTCTGTAGTCGGAAGGAAAAACGGCTCAAGGTTA